GTATCCCAATAAGGCACGTGCTCCGCACCGGGCGGCTTTAATAATATCCGATATGAGTGTGGTTAATCCCGGCTTACGCTGTGGTTATGTACGAATGGGAGACCTTCTGGTCGGCTGGGAACAGGCTGCGCCTGTACACCCAGCCTTCCTAATGCCTAGCCGCATTCTGCGTCCGAGTTGTAGTTAACGGTTCTTTTTCTGTGAATGTTTTCCCGGTGTTTGGTGAAGGGTATTTAAGTGATGTGATTGGTGAGTTTCAGTATTAAGTATGCAGCAGGCACCCGACGACAGCATTTCAAGAACTCCCAGAAAGAGAGCACCCGTCAAGAGACAGGCAAGTGTATTATGGTCACCGGAACAAAAGGATACAGTGCAGGAAAGGTTAGAAAGCTTAGAGCAGCACGTACAGCTGTTGCAAAAGCAGCTAACATCCTTCGAGCACGAAACGGCGGAAACCTTCGAGCACCTCTCCAAACTTATGGATGGTATGGGAGATATAACAGACGAGGACGAGCTGAACTAAAGACACTAGACGTGTCACACAACCTGCTAGCAGCAGGTGCAGGTGCAGTCGTACTGTTGAACGGTTGTCAACAGGGAAACGACTATACGAACAGAGACGGAAGGCAAATCATCATGAAATCCATGCTGATAAGATTCTCAGTGGCTCCATACTCTACAACTACTTCACTAAATCAAGGCGACTACATACGACTATTGGTCGTATACGATAAACAAACAAATGGTATAGCTCCAACCCCTGGTAGCATACTCATAGGACCCGATTCCATGGCTCCCATGAACTTAAACTTCCGTGACAGATACAAAATCCTAATGGACAAAACAGTTAGTATGGCTGCTGCCAACTACTCTGCTGGTGCCTTAACAAACGGTTCACCAACAGTGAAATCCGTTTACTGCTACAGAAAACTAGATCTTGATACCGTATTCTCCGGTACAGGAAACACAGTAGCTGATATATCAACAGGAGCAGTATTTTTGTTATACATAAGTCTGTCTACTGCGTCGACGACTAACATAATCGGATGGACGAGAATAAGATTTACGGATAAATAAAATCCTTTATTGTAAATAGAAATCTATGAAACTATCCACCTCTACTATCTCTAACCTAGCACGGAGGGAGTCCAACCTTCCATCTGCGTTTGCTTTGGGATAACACTCTTCCAGAGTATAGTTGCTCAAGATAATCACGGGTAGATTTTTCTTCTTGAGACTCTGACTTCCTTTCTTCCTGATGTTCATAGTTGAACCCTGAAGGAACTCGTTCAACCATTGAATGGTCTTCTGCCCTTTGAATTCGTCCAGGACTACTAGGTCGTAGTCGTCCGAATATTGGTCGTAGAATTCTTCCGTCATTGGTATAGGGTACACTGATAGATATTTCTTTAACCACTCTATCAACGAAGTCTTCCCAAGGTTCGGTTTCCCAGTAATAAAAAGCTGCGGGGCCTTGAATATCCTGCTCTGGCGAATATTCTTGCATATCCACTCCGCAATCTGCTTGTTGGAATCAGTTAGTCCATCAAGACTGGGAGGAACCCAAGCAAGCTTGGTTTTCTTTTGATTCTCACAATCAATAAAAGCAGCATACTCCTCTATCTTCCGCTTATTCAGCATGAAGAACCCCCTCTCCTCCTCCTTTATCTCAACCAGACTCTTTCCATTGTCGAGCATTCCCGCAATCTTGTCCGACAACTTTGCACCCTTCTGCTTGTACGCCTCCACATCCACTCCTTTTGCTACATAATTTCCCTCTTTAGTAACATACTTCACACTACCACTTACACTCCGAGCTACCTTGTAGTCTCCGTGTTTGCCTCCTATAAAGTCTGCCCAGTCTGGAGACTTGAAGTTTTTCCTCTTGGAAAACTGAAGGAACACATGAAGATGCGGTGTTCCATCCTTGTGTTGCTCCTCGCACACAATATAGCCCTTCAACTCCTCTTTCCACTTCTGCTCCAGTCGTTCGGCGGCTACTTCCTTTTTGGTATCACATTGTGGGAACGTAACGATGAAATTCATCCCATTACTGCGAAAGCCAGAGGTGGCTTTCTTCTTGGCTGCCCCTTTGGACTTCGGCTTCTCTGTCTGCGCAGGCTTATCCAGAGTCTCTGCCTCCGAGAGCGGGTCATCCAGGCACAGCAGGTTTTGCATCTCCGCTTCCTCTTCGATCAAATCTTGGTTTAAGGTTTTAAAGGTGTCCATAGTAAACTAAGGACGCTTAGGACGCTTGGTTTGCTTGTAATACTATAGCAAACCTGCGTCCGTCCTTTATATCCGACTTTAACCAGGGTTTAAGAAATTTCCCTGTCAGGCACTTCTGTCGTACGTGCGAGTGATTCTATTTTTAAAAATAGAAATTGTGTGTGTGGTCCGTATTCAAAAGTGGTTATTGTCCGAGGGGTATCCCAATAAGGCACGTGCTCCGCACCGGGCGGCTTTAATAATATCCGATATGAGTGTGGTTAATCCCGGCTTACGCTGTGGTTATGTACGAATGGGAGACCTTCTGGTCGGCTGGGAA